ACTAACGCCCACCAATAGAGACAGAACAGTGAGCGAGAATGGCAACAACCACTTACGCCCATTGTTCAACCATCCGTCAAACAGGTATAGGGATAACTCCACCAACTCAAACACCGCAATTTCTACCACAACCGCGAACGCGAACGCGGCCACGGGGCTGAATCCTAACTGCACCTGACTGATTTTGTACACGCTGATCGCATTGGGCAGCGGGGCTGCAATTGCGATTGCCCGCGCTGCGATCTCCACCGTGTAATCTGCCGTGGATGTAACTATAAAATAGACCAGATGCAAAACGGATTCCCAAAAGCGTTTTAGGATCTTTACCCAGTCGTAGACATTATCCCCTGCTAGATCGATCGATCTGATTTCCATTGTGTGTTCCCTCTATCTATATCACTAACGCCGACTGTCAAGCCAACGCATAAACCGTAACCCGGCATATGCACCTAGTCCAACTGATGCCAACATAACCACTGTTGTTGTGATCGCCTCTAGCATGTTATAACCTCCCATGCAAAAAACATTCTGTAGTTGCCAAATTGCCACGTCGTTAGCCAACGCCGATCCGTCGATAATCGGCGACGATCCGTCGCGCATCGGCGACGATCCGATAATAGCCGATGATAGAACAATGTTGCACCTATCCATAGAACACCGATAGCCAGCCACCCGGCAGCATCTGTTAGCAGACAATGGGCCATGTCATTTCCTAGCACACAAAACAGAACTGTCAGGAGTGTAACAGCAGACGTTCCTGTCCAACTATCTAGCAGACCTGTCTGCCTGGCAGATAGCAGTAGGATCACCGATAGGGATATAGTAGCGATCATGATTGTCATGTTCATGTTTAGTTGTCCTCACCTGCTATCTGTGACACAATCTCCCGGTATTCCGTCAGCGCCTTTTGGTATCGTCTGCCACCAGTAGCGCCCCATATGTCGCGCAGTATGGCATTTTGTGAACAGCCATCCTCCATCATTTGCCGTACACGCGCAGCCGTGGCGCTGTCTGGAAGTACTTCCGCGGGTACTTCCAGAGTACTTCCAGAGCACTTCCCGATCCGTGTGGAAGTGCTTCCCGGAAGTGGTGCGGAAGTACTTCCCGGAAGTGGTGCGGAAGTACTTCCCATAGGTGGTGCAGGCAAGATGGAAGTACTTCCGGTATGCCAAACATTTTTGCCGTTTAGCGACGTGCAGATCGCCTCTAGATCCTGTTGGGTGCAGTTGGGTACAGCCAGACGTTTCATCTCTCCCGATGGCGGTAGCCATACACACTGCCCGATCTGTAGTTTCTCCGCCGCTTTTCCAAACTCCGCGTTGCCACTCTGCACCCTTGCCACGTCGCGACGGCTACGCATGGCGATCATGCTAACGAAACTGTTGCGCACGGTTGTATCCATCACGCTCCCGTTAAAGCTTTGCCCGATACACATCGCGTAAACGCCAACCTTTCGCGTTTCCTGGCTGATCTTTCCTAGTACCATAGCCAACAATGGCGCAATGTTGGATCGCTGTAACAGCGCGGTGGTTTCGTCCACCACTAGAATCATCGGCGATCTATCCTGATCCCTACCGGCTAGTCTCCTGGCTCCGACCGAATCTACATAGAACAAAGCGTCCGTCATTCCTTTATCGTCGTGTGCTACGTCAAACAACAGACGATTGCCCAGCGGGTAGAGCGACGCGCCCAGGCTCTCATCGCCGCTATCGTAGTGCGGATCCAGCACAATGAATTTTCCGCCCTGCATTGCGGATTGCGCCAGGATTGATCGGATCAGCGTGGATTTTCCTGTACCAGACATCCCACCGATTAGCGCGCTGTATAGGTGTCTCCAGTTGGCGTCAACCGGCTCATTGTCGTCTAGGTTGTATCCCATGAGGAAACCATCGCGGGGCAACCGGTTTGTTCTCCATAGTTCCGATAGACTATCCACAGATACAGATTGCAGTAAACCGGCCACGTCTGCACCAGGCAATAGGGATCCGTCCTGCTTCACCTGGATCCGCGGCGAGTATGATAGGCTATGCGGTACAGTAGCGGGTTCGTTTCGGTTAGACCAGTGGAACGCCATATGGGATTTTATGGCCGCGTCGGATCCGCTGGCAGATAGTAAATAACGTCCATCAACCGGTAGTAGCCCGTTAGGGTCTGGCGCAACTAACTGCACGCGCAGTTCTAGATCCCGACGTTCCAACGCGTGTTGGCTGTGTTTGTGCTGCACCCATCCGAGCAAAAAGTACGCGCCGATGAACACGGGGAGAGACACGAAACCTATAATGATATTCATCACCAGGTCAACACCAAAAACGTCCAGTGACATATTAAACAGGTAAACAACGCCCATAGCAACCATCGCCAGGGCAACCAACCCGATAACTATACATCCAACCATGAGTTGATTTTTTGTGTCATTCATATTAGTGTCTCCTCTGTCCCAAGTCATTCGCGCATGTCCTCTATTAACCTGCATTCGCCGTCGATTACGATCCACTCCTGCCGATCCATGTCCTTAGCCGCTGATGCCAGTAACAACAGATGCACGGGGATGGACGCCACCATCCCGATGATAATCCCGATCACTAGCATTTCCATGATCCCTCCTGGTAGTGTGCGGCGGGTAAAAAAATAGTGCCCACCAACGAAAATAGTTTCTCGCTGGTGGGCACTATGGTAAAATCAGAGTCACTGTGCCCGCTGTGCTGCTCAGCATACCAGCGGTGTATGGGAGTTATGGGTGTACGCTGGAATCGTGCACCCATAACGTTACTGTTATCTATACATCAGAATCGCCGATTGTGTCAAACGTCTGAATCTCATCCCCTCTTTCCGTGTATCCCCACCTAGCCAACTGTCCCATGATGACAGACAGACGCTCATCATGTCCATCGATCATACCTGACAGCCTGATGATTGATTCTGCATATGCATCGGGGTGACTGTTAGGGAATGACGATCCGCCAGATCCCACCATGCGAGAAAAGCGCGACTCATCTCCGTTATGGTACTCTGTCAGGTCGGAAAATTTATTCTCCACCACCCACATACGGATTGCATGTGTCATATGAATTATGCGCGGGCTAACGATTGATTCATTCATCTTATGCACTCCACGTCTTTCCACAATCGCGGCATTCGTTCCATCCGCGCTGCCGGTCTACGTCATTAGATTCGCAGTACGGGCAAGCGCCGTTGCGCGTGCGGTGATTCCGGTCTTTCGTAATCATCGCCGTTGATCCGGTCGTTACTACTCTGCCGTGGTCAATCGCCACCCAACCATCGCCGTTACGGTACACCATAATAAAACCTCCGTCTTCTATTGCTAAACATTAGATTATGTTTGTCCGTTTCGCTGGCGACTGTGTTAGAATTTACACAGCCCGCTAGCTGGGGTGTCAGCAAAACGGGCTAGATTCATAGCAGGTGTTTTATGCCACCTGCTATGAACCCTCATTCCTGGCTGTGGGAGTTGCACCCACTATAACCTACTGCGGGCCAGGGTCGGGGCCGATGGGATTGACTGATCTAGTTTGCCACCGTCTAGGCTTTCCGGTTTCACTCCGGTATGCGCCCCGTATTCTGTTGCTAATGCCCTGTTACATCACGCTGCCAGGGGCAGCGCATCCCGATCAAACAACTGTTGGCATATGTCCGGGGCGCATACCTGTAACCACTCTCGCGCATCCGGATCACCCTGCCGCGCGTCTTCGATTGTTAGCCGAACAACCGCGGCGAGTAGGTCGTACTCTGCTACGCCCGTCGATTGCGTTGAACCCCTGAGAATGGCGCTATTTGATTTTTTCATGCTACACCACGCCGATCATGCTCATGGCACGTTACAGCCTGCCCTGTGGCCCTGAGAGACATTCTAGCAGGCAACATCACGGCACCGATTTTGCCAAACACATCTATGAATCGCTCAACGTTTGATCCCAGGTATGCCACCGACGATCCTTTGGTTACACCTCGGACCGGTCTGCCATCTGCTCCCAGGTAGTTCACACGGGGAGAGACAAAACAGACTGGGTATTGTAGTAGCGGCTGAAACCATCGTTCTGATGTCGATGCGAACGTAATACAGCACGCCTGTTCTATGCTGCCATGACGATACTCCGTCACTAGCCTGTTGATCCACGATTCGTTATGAGATCGTCCGAACGGATGATTCATCCAAACGTTGCCAAACCAGGGGAGAAATAGGCCGTTGTCATCTGCTGTGTAGTATCGGACGGCGTTAACTGTCCGGTTGGCTAGTTCACATGATGCCGGATCTAGATCGATGCTGCCCATCACATCACGGGCGCGGTCTACGATGTTCCGGGGTGTGTACCATTCAACCGATCCACTAGTCTGGTTGATTAACTGGGCAGCATCGATCCTCATGTTGTTACCCCTCTGTGTTGTAACGATTAACCAGACGATTCGCACGATCCAACTCTGCGCGCATGGCTGCCGCTAATGCATCGGACTGCGCTGCATCGCTGTCTATATCGACGCTCAGCAGAGCCAGATCTATGGCTATGCCTGTATAGTCCGTGTGCAGACTATCCAACTGTTGCCGCAACTCCGCCAAACTACTGTTGATTTTGGACATTGTGCCCTCCTAGAAACTGTGTGTGTGTGTACGTTACGACTTCTATTTTTTCAGGCTGGGCGTCGGGGGACGTAGCCCAAACTGTCCGGGGTTCTCGCAAGCCTTATCAATAATCGCTCTAATTAGAAAGCTCATGTTTCCCTCTGTATTGACTGCAGCCAAGGCGATCAATTTTTCTCGCTCGGCGTCCGTCATAGAAATTTGAATCTTTGCCGACTTTAGTTTTCTCATTTGTGACTCCCACTCTCTTGCTGTTTCTTAACGTATGCAACATTATTATAGCGGGGTGGCGGACATTGTTATGTAATCGTACGTACAATGTGTATAAATTATCATTCTAATATACATACATTGTAATGACTTGTACATACGTCTTGCTAGATCAGTGTTACCATATAGCTATAAATAATCCACATTTACAGGAGGTTACATGATGAACGAACTAATGAGTACACGAGAAAACAATAGCCTGACAGTTGGCGGCGATCTGGCGGCGGCGGGCGCGGTCGCGTCGCATGTGGCAACGGGTCATGTGTTTGACGACTATCTATCACGCAAGGCAGGCAACACACTGATTGCCCAGCAGCGCGACCTACGGGTGTTCTGTGAATTCCTGGGACATGTCGGCGTGGCGCGGGATGCTGGCAACCTGCAGACTGATGCATCAGGATGGACGGGGATCACCTGGGGGCTAGTCGAATCGTTTGTCAAATGGATGTTACAGGGTGGCTATAGTGTATCCAGCGTCAACAGGGGATTGGCTACGATAAAGATGTATGCCGGGCTGGCGCGGCGAGCCGGGGCCGTTAGTTATGACGAGTATCTACGGATCAAGGATGTGTCGGGCTACGGTAGCAGCGAAGCGAAGCGCGTCGATGCGAAGCGACCGACCACGCGACGCAGTAATAAGAAAGTAGAGCCGGTTCACATCACGGAAGATCAGGCAGAACAACTCAGGGATAAGCCTGATACGCCACAGGGGCGGCGGGATCGTCTGCTGATGTGTCTACTGCTAGATCACGGGCTGCGCGCGGGCGAGGTATCCGCATTAACGGTAGGATGTATGGACGTGGCATCTGGGATCATGCGGTTCAATCGTCCGAAGGTAGACAAAATTCAGAATCACGAGCTATCGGCGGCTACACTGCGGGCGCTGCGCAGCTACATAGACAACGGTGATTGCCCTACCGATAGCAACGCTCCGCTGTTGCGGGGAAGCCGCAAGGGTGGGCAACTGGATCAGCCGGGCATGAATGAGATCGCCGTAACCGTTCGGGTCGGTGTGCTGGCTAGACAGATCGGGATCGATGGAATGTCTGCTCACGACTGTCGTCACTACTGGGCAACGCGCTGGGCGGGACGGGTGGATGTGTTTCGCCTACGCGACGCGGGTGGATGGGCGAGCCTGGCAATGCCTAACAAATATGTGGCACGCGGTGAGATCGCAAACCGGGGGATGGTGTGACGGACTATACTAGAACGGGCCCGCGTCGGCTGATTCTGTCTCCATCTCTGTAGGCAAGATGGCTATGGTCTTCTTACCTTGCGGTGTTGGTTGGGCGATCAGGTTGATTTCGAATCCGGGCCAATGGTCTGTCTCTGATCCGGCTATCCCTGCCAGTGCGACACCCTGGGTCTTGTTCAAGATGAGCCGTTTCTTCTTCCCGGTTAGGGTCAGGACGATTCGATCCTGAGATGATCCATCTGCCTGGCGGATCTCCTCCAGGTCTGCAGACTCGATCACTACTCGAACCATACGCCCTTGTAGATCATCGGGGCGTAGCCAAGGGGAGCTGTAAACGTTATTTATGTTTGCCATGTGAATGTATCCTTACGATATGAGTTGAACATAGGCTATATAAAGGTTGTGCATAATTATACCATAACCGATAGGGTAAGATCAATGGCTACAGGGGGGGATAGCATGGGAAAAGAATTGTTCGCAGTGACAAAATGTCGTTACTTGCGAGCACGTCCCACCCATGATAGACTAGCAAACAGACAGGAAAGGTAAGGAAAAAATAGGGGAGGGGTGCAGGATGATAACGTAACAGGTAGGACATCATGAAAAAACAGTATCGGCGTGGTGTGAGCGTGTGGATTGCAGAGTCTGACAACGCTCACACCGGTTGATACTCCGATTGTTAGCCGACTAACATGAGCCGGTGAGGGACTGGCACATGGCTAGGCAGCTAACATATGAAGGAACAATTGATATGATAGCAACAAACACACACGGTGTCAAACGTCATTTGGCGGGCGACGATCCCAGCAATACAACACAACTGATCGATCTATTGCGACGCGGCGGCGGGTGGATGTTTACCCAGGGGATCAACCCTGGGCGCGGCGGCGGCGTGTCAAACTGGATAGCGCCAGGCAAGCGCCTCTTCTATCCTCCGAGCTGGGACGGCGCAAAAAATGTATACTTTGGCGTCAACCCTGCAGTGTCCCCAGTAACAGACGCAGACCGGGCTAGGCATCCCGGCAAAACAGACTACTCTATAATGCCATTTGTAGCCAGCAAAAATAAATCAATTTGCGCAGTCAACACCTTGATCGCAGATGTTGACGGAAAGGATCTGACTGATCCAACCAAGGCAGAGATCGATCGCGCGTTCGATATAGTCCGGGCTGATATGCTAGATCGTGTGGCATCGGGGGAACTGACCAGGGAGACGCCAGAGCGTGGGCTGTGGAATCAGGCCGTTAACTACGCGCAGGATGAAAAATACCAGGCAGATCCGGGGGCATACTTGGCGGCGGCGCTGGCTGCCATAGACGGTTTACCCTGTGCACCTAGCGCGCTGGTCTATTCCGGGGGCGGCTATCAAGCTTACTGGATCCTGGATCAGCCGTATGCGATCACAAACGATGACAGTCGCAGCTACATACAGGGCGTCTACAGGCGTTGGAATCAATTCATTGGCGGCGATCCCGCGTGCAAGGATTTGCGGCGGATCTTTCGTCTGCCTGGCACGTTGAATATAAAACCGAAGTATGCGCCCAACTATCCGGTTGCTACTATCGAGCGGCTAGATACATCACGGCTATACAGTATCGATCAGCTGGTGGCCATGTTGCCAGACGAGACCAGGGACACGGCATCACGCACCGATCAGGAACGTAGAACAGACCGTAAAACGTACGCGCGGGAAGATGGGCGATCGCATGGGCAGCAGTACAGCAATTCTGTAATGCGGGTCATGGGTGTATACAACTCATCACACAGGATCGTAGATGAGTTGTTATCAGTTGGATACACTAGAACAGCGGATGACAGAATGAGCAGACCGGGGGAGGAAAATTCCAACGGGGTGCAGATAAACCTAACGAGCAACGGATCGTTTCATCACAGCAGCAACGATCCGCTGTATAGCGATCGACTCCGTCGACCGTTTGATGTTCGCGTGGTCTACGACTATGGCGGCAACGCGGAGATCGCAGCACGTCAAATAGGCTGGGACATGGGGATCGTATCTAGGGAGCGGCTGGCCGATTTCCTAGCAGTAGGGCGCGGCATGGTGGCTACGGCGCTGTGGCGTGACGTTGTCTCACACGACATGGATGGTCGGTGTGGCGACACAAACCGCAAACTATATTCGAATCTTCTCGACCATGCGGAGCGAATAGGGAAAGTAAAATTTATCCTATCCTGCAGACAGCTAGCCAGATCGGTTAACAGTGATGGGCATATGGTGTCCACGTGTAGCCCACAAACGGCGCTGAATTTTACCGAGCGATTGAACGGGATCCTATTCACCGCAAAGAATGACGATAACAAAACAATAACGTTTCACCTTGCCGATGTTGTTAGTAAATTGGACAGATCATATATTAACAATGATGTATTAGATCTGTCCAAATTACTAACGACATCACTATACGCAACACACAAAGGGGATGATGCTTTTGCACGGGGTACGTCAACGGTTATCAAAAAAACTGCCTGGTCTCAGGTTGATGGCGGCGATTTCAGGGAGGTGTTGTCCGGCTTTCTTCCGTCTATCGGATCCCTGGGGCTGGTTGTTTTGTGCAGTGTAATAGAGAACCCGGGTGCGGTCGTGTCTGACATCACAGAAAACACCGGACTAAAATCGTATACGGTGCGCAACGCGCTGCGCAAGCTAGAATTGTGGGCGCTGGTGGATAGTGAACAAGAGCACAAGAAAGCGCCCAAAGAATATACTGCCACCGGTTCTGTCTGGTCACATGTCCGGGCGCTGACGCCGTCATGTCGTAGCCACATGATCGGGGTAGGTCGTCTGGAGAAACAATTACAGGTTACTCAAGCATGGGCAGAGCGGCGCGCAGCTACATCCGATGATGAGATTATATTAAGATCCAGCTACAAGCGCGCCACTGTCGCAGCGTCGCAGCGTATGGAACTGCTATCAATTATGTATCCAGACATGTCACAGGATGAAATTAAAAAATTCGTTCTGACACCTGGGTCTAGGCATCGCCCGTGGATCGACCGTCGTGCAGAATTAAACCATGCTGCCGATGCGTATGCAGAAAAGCAAGCCGCGCTGCGCCCAGTAATAGCAGAGTTCTACGATCAGGGGGTTCGGACTGTGGCAGATGCGTACCGCATGGCCCAGTATCTGGGCTACGATGAGGTAGAATCCAAGCGGATCGCCTATGGTGTCAAGGATTATCGTCCATCTGCGACTGTCGATTTTGAACTATCGGACGAAAATGTTACTGAGGTGGAACTATGAGATGTAAGGCTGTCTGTCCCGCAAAGCGCCCGTGTTGTTGTAACGGCGAAATAGGACACACGTTGCACATTTGTTCTATCGCTGACTGTTACTGTCATTCAGTTATGCGGTACTCTGCAGAGAACGGTAGCGCGGAGCGTGCCATGACGAACGATCGTATGTCAGACATGGCCGGGCTGCATGATAGGTGGCTGACGAACGAACTGCAGTGAATCACAATTAGCATAGATTTGAGCATGAATTGACCGGACATAAGGACACTGCCCGCGACCTGGCCAAGATGCGCATTGACGTACTGAATATGCTTGAGCCACTGGGCAAGCCTGGCGCGCCAGAAGGTAACAACCGTAATCCCCAGGGGCTTAATCAACATAGCGGTGAGGACAAACGTTATAATTATAACGTTTGTCCTCCTGAGACACCGCGTATACAGTCTATTGGTGGTGGTGGTGGTGAAATTCAAATATTTTTTGGATATAGGCGGCTGGTCAAGGAAAGAAGATACAATTCAGTAGTTCATCCTTCTCACCAGCAGACAGACTGCAATTTGCTATGCGCTTGACATAGAATGATGCAACAATGTTTTTACTGCCGGCAGTAAAAAAACAGGGAAAACATCATAGCCACTGGTACAGTGGCAGATTGCTACGGTATTTATCTGGGATTCTATTACCTGGTAATAAACTACAGATTTTCTGTGCATGATGCCCATTCAGAAAATCGTTGGTAATAAAATTTCAGGCTGATGGTACTGCATTATGTCGTTGGTAAATTGGACAGATCTATATATAACATAGATAGGTATTAGATCTGTCCATTTTACTAACGACATCGGAGTCTGGTGGCATCTGGCTATTCGATAAAGGGTGACAATATGTCACCCTTTCTTGGCAACTGGTGGTCAAATGGACACTAGTCCGGCACAACTGGTGGTCAAATGGACACTAGTTGGATGCGACTGGTGGTCAAATGGACACTGCATCTTTGATTGTACAACCGTTGTACAATCAACTTGTACACAGAATGATACTAGTAGCGGCTATCTGGTACACAAAATGATACTAGTTGGTTGGTCAATCCTAGTCATATTGACATCTATCGATGAATATGGTACACTGGTCATGTGTGTTTGTGTTAGGCTTTTGACCATGTTCCCTCTGAAATCGCCACCTGCCATTGTGCCTAGCAGGTGGCGCTTTTCGTTATAGCGACGGTGTTATGTTTAATCGTGTCTGTCTCGTAGTGGCGTCATTTGTGTCAATTCTCATAGGGATACTTGCTGGCGCTGAGTTGACTAGCATTATCTATAGCTGCCGATAATTGATACAAGAGCAATTTGCATTAAGTTATATTTATCTCTAATGTATCTTAACCTTAATCTTAATCTTAACCATAATCATAACCATGATCTTAATCTTATCTTTCCTACCATTAAGAACATGTGGACATTAATTCCTATTATTTACAATTCAATTATCTTCGTTATTGTATTTATGTTTAATCTTATGGTGCAGACATGACACAAAAAGAAACATCGGATCGCGGCGTCGATATGCGTGAGGAAAGTGTGCAAGAGGAACTGATCCGGCTGTGGAACGAACAACGCGCGGGCAACGATCGCGTAACGGAGATTCCGATTGATGCCACGAAAAGCGAGAAGAGTGTGGGAATTATCGGTGATTTGGGGGCTGGGAACGTGGATCTACACACGGCACCAGCCAAGCGGACTGATGGACGTGACGAACGTGGCCGTTTGCTGCCGGGACACAGGGCAACCCCCAGTGCTGGACGACGAAAGAAGAGTGAAGATGCCGATTACATCCGGGCAATTGACAATGCCCTGCCTGCCTATGTATTGCAACGGGCGTTAGCCGATGCGCTAGAATGGGCATATGAGAAGCAATCGCCCAAACAGGTGTTGGAAATAGCCAAGTTTGTCTTCAGCTACAAGTTGGGTAAACCTGTGCAACGTAGTGTTAGCGCCAGAATGAAGCTAGAAGATCTGCTCGGTATGGTGACTAATGTAGATGAAGATGTGATCGAAGTCGCGGCGGAACATCTATACCAGGGTGACAGCAATAAATAACCTTAACTTATTTATAGCTATTTATTGCGTATAGCAAGCGATGCATGCAGCGGTGGCGCGGTGTTGATGGGGCTGCGACAATGTTCCGGCAAAGTTCCGGCAAAGTTCCGGCAAAGTTCCGGAAGCCTACCGAGCGGATAGTTACAAGGCATCGGCGTCTGTTCTGTTGTTGCGGTGGCATGGCGGCAAGGTGGCATGGGTCGGGTGTAGCAGTGTAGCAGTAAAAAATAGATGTGGGTAAGACTAACAGAATAGGAACAGAGTAGAATAACAGCACAATACACAGTAACAGAATAGACTAAAACACAGGGGACTACATCAGACAACAAAACATCACATAACAGCGAACCTACCCCCGTAGAAATTTTTGAAAATACCTTCGGGGGTAAGGAAAAGCTAATTATCTTTCGTGTCATGGGCAATTGAATTTCGTTGGCTTTGGAATGGCAATTGAATTTAGGTAAATTCTGAATGGGGACATCATGGGCATAAGATTCGGGGATAACTGCATAGGACGGGCTAGATTTGATTTATCGATGAATCGGGCGACGCCGTTGTCTATCGTTCAATCTGGGGCGTCTGGTGCAGTTGAGAGCGATTCTGTGAGCAATGCTGCCTACACCAACTGTGTGATTAGTGGCGGTGTGGTCTACTTCGCAGATGAGCCGGTGACCATTTTGTACGATGATTTGATGAAGCGCTTTGGCGTGGTGGTGGATAGCGTAATTTCGTCGTCTTCGGGTTCATGTGCTGTGGGGTTGATAGATGGAAGTCAGAAGCGGGCCGGATCCAGAAAAAGAAAAGATACTTCGTCTGTTATGGGCAAAGTCCGGGTATCGTCCATCGGTCGGTGATTTCCCGATTTACGAGCCGGACGGTACGCTGCGCATAGTAAGCCGCGGACAGAGCGAGATTCACGACTGTGGCAATCGTTTGGTTCTGGTGACTGGCGGCGTTCGTGGTGGCAAGTCGCAGTTTGTTGCAATGGAGATGTTGCGCGACATCTTTGTACAGGACGGTCTTATATGGATTGTTGGCCCAGATTACGAACAATGTAAGGCTGAATTTAATTACATGTATGAGCCATTGCACTCGATGGGGTTCATTGCTGATGATTCGGTTCCTGATAAGGGAACGCGCCACTTTACTACTAAGTGGGGCTGCAAGGTGCAGACTAAGTCGGCGGACGATCTCAAGACGTTGGCGAGTTTTGCACCCCATGCGCTGGCCGGTGTGGAGATGGGACAGCAGACATACACCAGCTATGAGAAGCTTCTAGAGCGAGCGTTAGAGCACAATGCGCGGGTGTTGATGAGCGGTACGCTAGAGGGTGCACTTTCTTGGTACGGTGATTTGTGGGAGCGATGGCAAGCGCCCAACCCGGAAGGGGGCCGATCTTTTTCTTTGCCGTCATGGTCGAATCTGGCGAAGTTCCCAGGGGGCCGGGATAATCAGAACATTAGGGATCTAGAGAATGCACTAACGCCAGAGTTGTTTTTGGAGCGCGTGGCGGCTGTTCCGTTCAAGCCCAGCGGGCTGGTGCACAAGCTGTTTGATCCCAGGCTACATGTAAAGAAGCTGGAGTTTGACCCAAACTTGCCTATCGAGTTGGCAATAGATCCGGCTAGGCATACATATGCTGTGCTTGCTGTTCAATGGGCACCCGTGCCAGGAGTGTTCACACAGAATACGCGGGGCGAACGTGTTCCGCTGACAGAAGTCCGGGTAGTCGATCAGGTGTATGAGCATGATACAGACGCGTATGAGATTATCGAGATTGCCCAGGATCGCAGGTGGTTTTCGTATGTACGTGGCGGTGTGATCGATATAGCTGGAACGCAGCGCAACGCCAACAAATCACAGGTGCAGATCTGGGGCGAAGAGACGGGGATCCGGTTACGTAGTCGTCCGGTGAGCATCCCTGACGGTATTGACGTAGTCAACCTACGGTTACGTGTCAACAAAGAAGCGAATCAACCGCTACTCTTTTTTAGTCACTACATGAGATCCGACAAAGATCACGCTGGGCGTGCTAACGGTGTTCTAGCCGAATTTGGTTTATACCGTTGGCCGGACTGGCGCGAGGGACAGTCTAGCAGCAATAGACCCATAGATGCTAACAATGATGGCTGCAAGGCGTTGGGTTACTGGTTGTACGATAGATTTGGGCCGGTGACAGAACGCAGTGTTAGACGTAAATCTACCGTACGTAGCTACTATGGGGTTGGATAAATGGACAAAGAAATTGTCGAATTGCGGATAGTTGTTGAGAGATTGTCCGCTAAGGTTAGTTTGCTGGAAGAGATCCTGTTGACATTTCGCCAAGCGAACCTTATAATGGTGGGCAAGGTCGAAGACAGTTTTGGTATGGAGAGAAGCAAGAAGCCAAAGCGACCGGGTTGTAAGACAATCGCATAAGTCCTACTGATATTTTTGGCGGGAACGATTCACCTACTGTAATGGCGGGTGATCGGTTCCCGTTTTGTTTTGAGGGTTGCCCATGAAATTAGAGATAGATGATATTTTAGAGCGGGTTCGTAACAAAGAAGTGGAGCGCGCCGACTACGTAAACATGGCTGCGCGCTGGGAAAAGATGTGGCTTCTTGATGCCGGTTTTAATCAATCATTGGAGGATTCGATTTCCAAGGAGGGGCGTGAGCAGGTCATTACAGCGGATCCGTTTAATGTGGTCAATCTGGCGCAGCGCTTGATCGCTAGCCAGCCGCGAATAGACATTCCGCCGATGGAAAACACGGACGAGGCAAACAAAGCTGCCCAGCGAAAAGAGCAGTTCTTTACGGCCATGTGGCAACGGATCGCCCAGCTACAGGGGCGCAATATTCTGCAGGATGCCGCTTGGATGGCGCTGGTGCGCGGGCGCGCTGCTTTTGAAGTCAAGTGGGTGAGAGATGTATTACCCCCTGCTATGAGCAAGCGACGATTTCCGATACTGATCCGCACACTGGATCCGATTAACATCGGCGTGCACCGTGGGCCACTGTATACAGAATATGCTTTTCACAAGTACAAAGATAGCGTGGTCAACGTGCGCCAGCGATACCCAAAGCTGTCCATTTGGAAAGCCGATGACAAGATCGTACAAGGTGAGACAAAAGAAGTTGTTGTTGTAGACTTCTGGTGGACTGACCAGAATAGCGGTGACATCTGGAACGCAGTCATTGTCGAGGATGAATTTGCAAAGAAGCCAAAAAAGACGGCTTACCCTTTCATCCCGATTATTGAGATCTACGGGGATAGCGCGCCAACTAAGAGCGAAGCTTATCGCGGTTTGTCGATTCTCTATTCTATGGATGGCCCCTGGCAATACAAATGTAGACTCCTGTCTAACATGGGGACGGGTGCACTGTGGGCGACGTGGCCATTTTTCCTAGTCAGTCACCCTATGGGTATGGAGATCGGCGACATTAAGGTAAGACCGGGTGCAACTGAAGTTGTGCCAGAGGGGACGCGCGTCGATCAGGTTATGCCGCAGGTAAACCTTGGCGTAATCAACAATATGTTGGATAAGGTTGACGAGGGTCTACAGCAATCTGCTTTCCCACGTGTTCTGTATGGCGAGGCCGGATCCATGCAGGCCGGTTACGGTGTTAGCCTGTTGTCAGATGCTGCGAAGGGGCGCGTAAAGTCTCCTCTTGAATATTTGGAGATGGGCGTAATGGCCGTTAACGAATCGGTTATGGCGTTAGTCGAGGCGTTTGACGATGATGACGACGGCGTTGAGCTGTGGGGCAAAGACGAGGGGAGCGGGAAGCTTTACAAGTTGTGTCTGTATAAGGATGACATCGGCGGCTACTATGAGAACCTGTGCACGTTAAGACCGAATTTGCCACAGGATGATATGGGCCGGATGGCGTTCGGCTTGCAGATGGCTCAGTCTGGTCTACTGTCTCGACAAACTTTCTGGGACAAATGGGTGAACGTGGCGATGCCTACCGACGAACAAGATCGGATCTGGGCGGAGCGAGCGTTAGAATCTCAAGAGCTACAACAGAACATGATGCTAGTGAAGCTGATCGAATTGTATCCAAAGACGTGGGATAAAATCATCGTAGGATCGCCTTTGGAACAAGTGGCAGAGCGGATCATGGGTGTGCGCAAGCCGCAACAGCCAGCGCTACCAGGCATGGGCGAGCCGATGCCGATGCCGATGCCATCTATGGGCGGGCCGATGCCTATGCAACCACCTGCTGTTACACCGCCGATA